AGCAGTCAAAGGCGTGGAGAAAAAGAAATCCACGTGATAGACGAGATCGCAGAGGGGAACGTTTTGGTATATCTTCAGAAGAGTACCAAAAAAAGCGAGATCAGCAACGGAAAGACGGAGACCTTTGTGGTCTCTGCAAGAGACCTCTGGGCAAAGAACGTGCTCATTTGGATCACGACCATTTAACAGGTAAGTTACGAGACTTTATACATAGAGACTGTAACTTGGCTATTGGTTTACTTGAGGACGATCCAAACCTCTACCGTTTAGCAGAAGAGTATCTTGAGAAACATGGAGATCACAATGGCATTTGAATCTAAAAGAACACCGGGTAAAAAGTTTGGAAGTATTTTTGCACAAAAACACTACGACGAGAATCACACTGAAGATGGTATGCATAGCGAATCTCCTGAGCATGAAAAGGCAGAGTCGCCTGAGTTTGAAGCAGGTGAACGCGAAGAGATGAACGAAGGCGAACAAGAGAAAGAACAGGAAGAGAAAACCGGGGAAGAACAGCATCCAGTAGTCGCAGAACACGGCCCTGCACATAAGACAGTTGTGACGCATGATCATGCAGCCGGACGGCACACCGTTGTTTCTCATCACAAAGATGGGCACGTTCATACGAACGTACATGAGCACGCGCACAAGGCGCACGATGAAGCCCGACAACTTGCCGCAGTACCGCCCGCAGGCAAAGAAGAGAACGAAGAGAAGATTGGCTTCAATCACGAAGATAAAGGACAGCAAGGCGCACCGTCTGAAGAAGATGGCTTTGCAATGCCAAACCTTGTCTAAAGCAATAAGGAGCAGTCATGCCAGCAGTTTCCAAGGCGCAGTTCCGGTGGTTACACACCGATGATGCAAAGAAGCAATTAGGAAAGTCGGGCGCTGACGAATGGCTCAGCGCCACGGGATCACCCAAGGGACTCCCTGAGCGAAAGCGCAAAGCGGCTGGGCTTGGTCGTAAAAAGGTGAAGGACAATGGCTAAATTTGCATTCTCCATCATCAAAGAACCGCGTACGGGATACACTCTAGTGCGCTAAAAGGAAAACCTTGGACGGAAGCAAGAAGACATGCCCAAGTTGAAAGGAACATACAGTGTCAATAGGACTTGGGATACCAAAGAAGAAACCAGCAGCGCCAGCGGAGACAGCATCTATGGACGCTACACCGATGCCTGCGTGGTTGACAGGTGAAGCACCAAATCCTCCGCGTAGGAAAAAGCCTCGCGTAGACAGTGGCGGGCAACTCGCCCGAGGGCAAATGAGGGCAGCATAATGGCGACAGGGTTAGTAAAACGTACTAAGTTAAACGCATCCCCGCAGCAACCTCCTTTATCTGCTAGGGATCAAAACCCTACCTCTTTCAAGAGAGTGACTTTGGGTATTCGCAAAGGAAGTAATGCCTCTGCTACGCATACGCGCAACAACGGCAAGAGTGTATACTAATATGAGCATAGGATTAGGTAAAAAGAAAACGCAGCATGTTGACCTTGGAGAGAAGGGAAGTTTTACGGTACATAAAGGAAAACTACACCAAGCGTTAGGTATTCCCCAAGGACAAAAGTTAACTGCCTCTCAGAAAGAACCTAAGCCGGGAGACAGTGAGCACGTCAAGAGAATGAAAGCATCGGCTAAAGGTTTTGCAGCAATGCATCATTAGAAAGAAATCTCGTGGCTTAGCGGCTACGGGCTAGACTCGGGAGATGCCTCTACATCTCCCTTGAGTCGTCCTTAGAGGAGGACACAATGAAAATCTGTTTAGTATGTGGCGCTGAGTTCTCGCCTAAGAGAGCGTGTGGCAAGAAGCAGTTATACTGCGGTATTGGTTGTAGAAAACTTGCCAAAAAAGAAAACGATGATAAGTGTAAACGTGCGTATGAAGATGCTCATCGAGAAGAGATAAATGCAAAGCGCATGACTAAGTACAAAGAAGCATCACCAGAAGAAGTGGAAGCACGGAAGCGTTACCACAATGAGCGTTACAATAACAACGAAGAGCATAGAGCAAAAGTAAGGGCTTGTGATCTTAAAAGTAGACTTGGAACAACCATTGAGGAGTACGAATCTAGAAGAGAAGCACAGCGCGTTGCTGGTGACTTGTGCGGATTGTGTAAACAACCTCTAGGTGAGAAAACTGCACACTTAGACCACGACCACGACAGTAACCAACTTCGTGAGTTTCTGCACAGTAACTGCAATTTAGCTATAGGACTGCTCAAAGACAGTTCACAGATGTGCAGAATGGCTGCGGAATATTTAGAGAGGCATGGGCGCTAATATGGCAGATGATGTTTCAGAAGTTGTAGGAGCAGGAATAGAAGGACGCAAGTCTGCCGATGACAAACCTGAGAGTCCTTCGGACAGTCCCCTCGGGGTGCTGGCCCCGTTTCCTTATTCCCCGGAGCCATTTGCAGAGTTAAGTCAAGGCGCAAAAGGTGCACTATTAGCACTTGATGATATTTGCACAAAAGCAGATGTAGCAGCACGACGCCTTGAAGTTGAGCAGGCTTGGGAAGCGCTGCACTTTGAGCGTGGATATCAGCATTTGCTGCGTGGTAAGCGCGGTGGCTGGGAACTTCCCGGTGGCGGGCAAGGTAAGAAAGCCAACGAGAGAAACCACAATAGTATCTATGACACGAATATTTATGGACCGAAGAGCGACATCATTGTCTCTGCTTTGTCACGCGAAGTTCCAAAAGTAGAGTTCTATCCATCCAACCCGCAATGGGCACCAGATAAAATCGCAGCAGAGGAAGCAAACCGCTTCAAAGACATCTGGGCGAGAAACAACAATTTACATGACCTATTAGTTCAATGTGCCAGAATCTTCTGGAACGAAGATCGTGTCCTAATGTGGACCCGTTATGCCCTTAACGGACAGAAGTATGGCTTTGAAGAAGATAAAGGAACTCCCACAGTTCCTGAAGACATGCTCAATCCGCCTGATGATTCTCCAACAGGGCAAGAAGGACAAGAGGACTTTTTAGAAGTCACGGAGTCCGTAGCAGGAAGTGGAGATAGCATTGAGGGTTTACTTGCAGAGAGTGGAGTAGGCAACGGTGGGAAAAAACCTCTCGGCATGGAAGTTACTACAGTTCACGGAAAGTTAGATCACAAAGTTCCAATATCCGTTGACAACTTCTCTGAAATGACGTTTGTGCAGTTGATGCTAGACTATGACGTTGCTTTGGTTCGCGGTATGTTCCCTTGGATTGCAAGCAAGATCAGTCCCGGTACAGACGGACAATCTGCAACGCAACTTGACCGCATCGCCCGTGAAAATGTACGTCAGGCAGTGCTTGGCGCATACGTTACGGGAGACTCGTTGAGTCGCCACACCACGGTGAAGTATACGTGGATGCGACCCTCGATGTTCTTAGATGGTTCAGTTGGTGACAGCGAGAAAGCGGAACTTCTTGAAGCATTCCCAGATGGAGTGCTGCTGGCACGTGCTGGACAAGAGTACGCATTCTCACGCAATGAAAAAATGGATGAGCACCTAGTCATAGGGCATCCATGGGCAGGCAAAGGGCAAAACCGCAGAGCATTAGGTACGGCTCTTATTTCGGTTCAGAAGAGAATCAACGATTGGGTTGACCTTTTGGACGACTTCTTCAAGCGTACAATTCCTAAGAAATGGATGAACGCTGAAGCGTTCGATATGGATGCCATAAAGAATGAACCTAATGTTCCCGGCAGTACTGGTCCATTCGAACCGCAACCCGGCCTTACTACAGAATCTCAGTACATCATGGTAGAGCCAACGCCGCAGCATCAACCTGCGTTGCCTGACTTTATCAAATGGTTCATCACAACACTATCCGAAGAAATTTCAGGTGCTCTACCTTCCTTGTTTGGTAACAACACACAGGAACCAACAGTAGGAAGTTCGGTCATACAGCGCGATCAAGCGTTGCAGCGCGTAGGATGTCCTTGGAATAACGCACAGGACATGTTTGCAGTTGCAGCCTCGCAAGCCGCAAAGTGTGCAGCCGAATGTAGAGACGGAAAAGAAATCACGCAAAACTTGGGGCCGGAACGTGGAAACGTTTCAGTCAATACAGCAAATCTGCTTGGTGGCAATGTTCTCTGTTATGCAGAGAGCAATCCATCCTTACCGGAAACGGAAGAACAAAAAGCAGTGAAGATAATGACTCTGATAGACAAAGCAAATCAGAACCCAGCATCTCCGCTGTCGCAATGGATATTCAGTCCATCCAACTTAGAGGAAACTTCAAAAGCGTTCCGAATGAAGAACTACAAGGTAGCAGGTGCATCCTCTGTTACTAAGCAAAGAAGTGAATTTGAAGTATTACTGCGCTCTGGCCCTATGCCAAATCCTAAACTTGCTCAAATGCAAGAAGGAATTACGAAGATAAAAACAGAGATGTTACAGCATGCTGCTACGGGTGGTCAAGTACCTCCCCAAGCGGCAGCAATGGTGCAACAAGTAGAGCAAGGTATGCAGTCCTTACCTCAGCTAATCAGCACGATCCCTGTGGCGCAGGATGAAAGTGAAAACCATTTGGTGGAAGCTAATGAATCCTTTGAGTGGATGAACTCCACGGAAGGGCAGAAGTTCAAGTTCGGTAATGCAAAACAACAGGCAGGTTATGAAAACATCCACTTACACTGGACAGAACACGTAGCAATGGTAAAGAAGATCGCCGCCGCAAATCAACCTCCGAATAAACCACCGTCCGAGTCGATCTCGGCAGACATCAGCAAAATGCCGGGGCCAGTAGCGGTGCAATTGCTTGCTAAGATGGGCGTACAGAGCACCCCAGCCTTATTCGAGCAGCAGCAAGAAACGGCGTTGAACCATGCTGTGGCTAAGAAAGCAATTCCAAAGGCACTAGAACAACCATTGCCAGAACAACATCCAGCAACTTAGCGGTTGCTGAGTAGAGTAGGGAGCAGCCTGATACTGCTCTCTACTCGCCTTTATCAGGAAGGAACATTATGCACGATAAAAGATTGGGACCAGACCTTACAGGTTTAGTCGTTGGAAAGTTGACTGTAGTTTCTATTTCTCATAGAGACTCTAAAAGAAATCAACTTTGGAATTGTATATGTGAGTGTGGAAGAACCACAGTAGTACGTAGAGGTAATCTTAGAGGTTCAGGCGCTACCCAAAGGTGTGGATGTCTAAGATACACACACGATGCTG